TGTAATGTTACATCCACATTATTGATACCTGGTTGAGAACCAAAGTTCGATCCATATACTGCTAGTTTTTGTAACTTCTCATCTTTAATTTTTCTCCCTAACGTTGATGCTGGTGGTAATCCATTTGGATATCTTCTTTTCAGATCATTGATAAACGCTTGAGTTTCTGGATGTGCAAAGATACCAGGTTCAACTCGTTGTGATGTTCCAGACCATTGTTGAAATCCTCTTGGATTGTTTCCATCTTTGTGTGAAATGTGCCCTACTGGATTTCCTCTCGTATCAACAAAACTAAAGTCAGACTTTGGTGTTCCTTTGGTTGAAGTTACTGATACAACTTCATAGATATTTTTTCCAACTTTGACACGAACAAAATCAGATCCATCCTTTTCTTTGATCTTATCTAATTGTTCATTCAAACTTCTTACTTCTGCATCTTCCGCAGCGGTTGTTCTCTGTGTTCTACCAGAGAACTCAGAGTCTTTATAAAGATCAGTAAGTCTTATTTGACCTCTTGTTGAGGTGGGTAAGACAATACTTGTACCTTGTTTATACAGTTCAAGACCTTTAAGATCTTTGACTGTTTTTGCAATTGATTTATCTAACTTTACTTTCTTTCCATTACCATTTGCAACGATAAAATCTTTACCAGTTTTTATCCTGTTGAGAAAGATATTAAAGTTATTTCTTTTGTTAAGTTCTGCAGGTGATAATCCAGCCATTGGATACAAAAAGACCCCTTCTAGTATTTAGAAGGGGGTTGTATCATCGATCGTCAGATGCTCGATTTTCAGAGAAGTAAACATCAAAAGCACCTTCAGGATAACGCTTGAGAAGTTTTTGAACATTACGAGCAACAACATCATCAAGTGTCGTATCCAGTGCCATACAAGCTTGGGCAACATACCACATAATATCACCCAGTTCAATGATCAAGTGTTCACGATTATCTTCGGTATAGGGTTTACCTTGGAACACCATCTTCTTCACGATCTCCATAAACTCACCACCTTCGGCATTGATACCAACGGCAGCGGTCAGAAGTCGTTCAATATTCGCACCTTTTTCATCCAGAGCAACTAGACGATCAGAGAGGGCAAGAAAGTCTTTCGATGCATCAGAAGTTACAGCATCTACAAACTCGGCATACTTATCAAAATTAACGTGTTTTGCGGTTTCCATCAAAACTTAAATCCCTCGAACTTTTTAGTAGTTTTTCTTTCTTCAGTATTATACTCTTCATCTTGACCATTGTCAAGAATGTCGTGTTGTGCTGATTGTTCACAATCATACAGTCTCATCTTTGCACGATCAATACCAACAACAAATCGTTTGTTGATCGTGGGATCGTTATAACGATTCTTCAATTGTTTCACCATAATCTGACCCAGTTGTTCCAACTCTTCTGTACTGATGAGAGCAAACATAAGATCGGCGGTAGCAGGAAGACCGAACGATTCTGAAGTGTCAGTGAGTTCAACGTCAGAAGAACCGTAACCTGAACGAGTGGTCTGAGTGGCAGAAACAATCGGAACATTAAATTCAACGGCGAGACCCCTAAGTTCCTCAGCAATTGACTTGACAAATGTGTAGGAATTGATATTACTATTACCACGGTATCTGGACGATGCACAGATATTCAGATAATCGATAAAAATAATATCAGGTCTAAATGACTTCTTAAGAGCAAGTTCATTAAGAAGGGCTTTGAAGTGACCACTATGGGCAGAGGCAGTTGGGTATTCTTTAATGATCAACGATCCTTGTGTTTTCTTTGCAAGGTTGTTTACCTTGGTTTCAAACATTTGTTTGGGGAGATCGATGATTTCCTGAATGTTGACGTTAAGAAGGTTGGCGTCAATTCTTTCAGCAATTCGTTCCTCCGCCATTTCAAGAGTGATGTACAAAACGTTCCGGCCTTGCAATAGGACGGAAGAAGCCAAGTGGCACATAAAGAGACTCTTTCCGACACCCGTACCAGCCAGAGCGATATTGAGAGTCTTATTAGGTAAACCACCTTTTGTGATCTTGTTAAAGTAATCCAGGTCGAACTCGATTCGGTCTTCCTTCTTGTGATACGATTCATAACGTTGTTCGTAGTCTTCTAAGTAATCGTGACCAATGTGTTTGTTAAATGATACGGCTAAGGCCTTTGAGAGAATATCTGGAATAGCATCTCTTGTCTTCTTTGGATTCTCGTCGTTGGCGATTTGAATCGATTCCATCAGTGCAAGATAGATAGCACGATCACGACACCACTTCTCAGTGGTATCAACAATCCAGTTAAAATCACACTCAACATCTTCGAGAGAGTTAATAATCTTGTTGATATTTACAAGTTCTTCTTGTGTAACATCACTTCGATTTTCTACCTCAATCGATAAGATTTCTGGGCTAATTAAACTATCATAACTGACTGCATACTTTGCGATCTGTTCGTAGATAACTCGTTCCTCTCTATTATTAAAATAAGGAGGTTCAATGAAAGGAAGAACCTTTCTTAGGTAGTTTTCTTTGAACACCAAGTTGCGAAGGATAATATTCTCGATTCGATCCATTTTCGACAATTCTCAATTTAAAGTTTTCAATCACAAGAAGATACCTCTTCGCATCTTCAAAAGTTAAATCATTATGTTGGGATAATATTATCCATTTACCCTCTCTCTTATTATAACACTCTAGTCTATAACTATTCTCCGTACGAAAACTCTTTCCTAGCAATTTGATCAAGTTGTTCCATAACTTCATCAGTGAAGTATTCTTCTGGGTTTGCAAGAATTTGTTTTCCATAAATTTTCTTGCCGTCTATTTCATATCTTCCAGCTACATTTTTCCATAATCCACCAATCTCACCAAGTTCAAGTAGCCCATAATATCTATCAAGACCACGTTCGTCATAATAAAGACGAACTTCAACTTGTTGATTCTCCTTACTCAGACGCGACTTAGCAGTCTTAGCTTTGATAATATTGCCGACCACTTCTGTTCCATCTTTCTCTTTCTTTTTGCTGAGATAGATGATCGTAGATGCTGCGTATTTGAGTCCAGAACCTCCTCCCATTTCTTTAGTTGGTACGTAAGCTCCGATGACATCGTATGTATGATTTGTGACAATGAGCGGGACATTTGCTTGACCTAGTTTCAGAGTTAACATTCGGAATGCACCTTTGACCAGTTGTGATTTGGTCATATCACGAACTTGTTTGTCGTTCAGTGCATCAGTGATTTCTTTCTCAGTAGAAAGCATACCCAGTGAGTCTAACACAAACATACAGGGTTTGCGTTCTTCTACAGGTTTTTTTAAGTAAATGTCTACCGCCTTAAGGGCCTTGGTACGAAACTCTTCAACAGTAACAACATTGACGACAACGAATCGAGAGGTATCAATACCACGAGATTCAATCAATGACTTGTTAACGGCAGCTTCAGTATCAAAGTAGAGACAATAACCATCGGGGTGATTATCAAGAAAATTCTTAACCACAGCGAGAGAAAAGAAAGTCTTTCCAGTAGAAGACTCTCCAGCAATAGCAGTAATCTTATTGCCAGATACACCACCAAATATGCTACCTGAAACCAGTGCATTAAAAATGTATGAACCCGTGTCAACATAGGTTTCAGTATCATCAATGTCCGAAGCTAATTTAGTATAGTCGTCACCGATTTCTTTTACAATTTCTTTCAGAAAATCCATTAGGCTACCATCCCGTATTGTTCGCGTAAGATTTTTTTATAAGGCAAACCTTGTTCTTTAAGGTCTTTTACCAGTTTCAATTTTTGATACAGTGCTGCGTCTCCACCAAAAGCCATAGCACTCACAATTGTATTCAGTTCTTCATCGTTAATAGGCAAATCCATTAGGCAAAAAAGAGTTCAAGGTTTACAGTTTTTTCTACACTCCAACCAATGGAGTCTAGAATAGTTTTCAACGGTTCGAGAAATGACTTCTCAAACTGTAAGTCATAATCCACATATTTGTCAAGACCAAGTTCTTTGGGAAACTCCTGAATGAAAGAGATAACATTTTCTTGAAGTGGATTTGGTTTTTTCAAATAACAAAATTTGATTTTCTCTCCGTTATTAATCAAAGAGTATTTCTGAGTCAGGTTATTCTTCTTGATGTAATGATTAAAGAGAAGAGCACCACGAGCGTGAATTGGAGTTCCTTTTTCATAGATTGAATTCACACTTTTGTGTTTGTCAACATTACTGACTGTACGAGGAAAAGAAATGTCTTCTGGAGGAAGTGACTTGAATTCTTTCCGACTTTTATCAATAAAGTTGATTACATCATCTTCAGTTCCACTCATCATCAACTTGAGACAATCCTTAATCATTTTACGACAAGGGCTAGGAGTTGATGATTTAACGGCTTCGATACCCATAATCTTGAGTTTGGGTTCTGCATATCGAACACCCTCACTATCCCATACATTAAGAATGTATCGTTTCTTTGCAGTCCAGATACCACGGTCAGCAATGTTCTCCCGTTTCATAGACATCTTCTGGTCGTATGCATTCACATACTCAGCAAGTTCTTTGTAGTT